GACCCTAAGATCCTAAACGATGCTAAAGGTAACTTGGCAAAGATGAAGTGATCTTATTGGCCACCAATATAAATATAAGTTGGGCTATTATAAGCCATTATACTATAAATGGTTATTAATTATATTAATATTAAGTAATTATACATGCACTATATTATTAACTTTATGATTAAAAAACATTAAACGTCTAAAAATAACTCATTACCAAAAATTTCTTTAATTTTATCTGTAAACCAGTTTTCATCTAATTGCTTATTAGAGTCTTGCTGTACTTCTGTATATAACTTTGAAAGGTCAATATATTTTTTAATATCGTCGTTGTGCATTACTAACTCCCAATGACAGCTTTTGTATTTTCAGTATCACCTATGTCAGCTGATTCACCTGCTGGTGCACCGTCCATTGGATCAATGTCACGTTCTTTTCTTGCTGTTTCTAATTCTTTTAATAGGTCCATTACTCTGTTTCCAGCAACGTCTTGTTGTGCTGATTCGCCTCCCATATCCTCTGTAGTTAGTTTTGTTTCATATGGTTGATCTGTCTTTTCTGGCTGTTGTTCTTCAATAGGATCAAATTCGCCTCTTACAATTATATGGCTATGTGGAACGCCGCACCCTGCACATAGGTACTGTTCTAACATATGAGCTGTTGTTGGATATTTTAATTCTGCTTCCCAATGTGTTACTTCCATATTTTGTAACTGTGGAAAATCCAAAGGTTTTTCACTAATTGGTGTCCGCTTCGGTGAGCTTAGATTCATTACTTCATACTTATTAAGATTAGCTTCCATCTTATCTTGGAACCCTTCTGGAACTTCTCCAGCTACCCTAATAAAAAATTTATATGTCTTTTCAGACTCTGTTAAAAATTGTGCAAATGTTTTCATGGTTATTTCCCTATTATAAACTATTTATCCATGTTCTTAAGTTTTTGTAGCAAACTATTGCGGTCAGTAACCACATACCCGTCGCCGTTAACTATATTACTATCTGGATTAGTATCGTTATCTAGTTTTTCTTTCTTAAGTTGCAGTTCTATCATTTTTAACTTTTTATCCATTTTTGCAACCTTTGCATCAAGACTGGTTTTAAGCATACTACCTGCAACTTCAAAAACTCTTCCACTATATCTACTTTCGACATTCATGCCCAAATCCATAAGATCTTCATAGCTTTGTAAAGCACGATCAGCGATATCATTTAATTCTCCGTCTGCTTTTTCGCCTAATCCTTTTACACTTGGTAAAGCACTGGCAATTTTGTCAAATTCAGCTATATCTCTCATAGTATCTTGTTGCTCAACTACAGCAGCTTTCGCTTTAGTTTCGTTTTTTGCTTCTGAGATAATTTCTTTAGAATCAGGCAAATTTAAAAGTTCTTCGAGTTTTTTCGTCATAGTATGTAACCTTTATTTACACACTTATTTATCGCTTATCTACGACCGTTGTGAAAAATGTCGTCCTCGGTTACAATGCGGAATGTAATGCGATTTTGCTTACAATAAGCATATGCAGCTTCCCATTTGGCTTGATTGACTATGTAAGCCGCTTGATTTGCTTTACTTCTACCTAATTTATTCCTATCTGCTTGGTTGGCAGGCTTCACTTCTATAAGCTCAACTTTTTGTTTTCCGCCTCTATCAGCATATGCAATAAAAAAATCAGGTACGTAAATTGTTTGTTTACCAGTTAAAGGATTTCGATATGGTATCTTTATTGCTTCACTAGCCCACTTTGCTACAGCAGGATGATTATCACAAAATTGCATAAATGCAAATTCCCAACTTGATCTATAAGTTGGAGTCTTTGTGCCTATATATTTTTCAGGAAACTTACAGTTAAATTTACCTTGAGCAAATCTAGCCATATTACACCACTACATTACGTTTTTCGGCTGTGTTTACTGTTGTGGTTAATTTGAAACCTAATGTGCTAGAACGTAGTCTATTATAATTAAGTATTTCTGTAACGACTGTACTAAGTTGTATATTATCTAATCCTTTTAAAGTATCTAACAATTCGAATACTTTAACATTGTCAATTTTAGCTTGGTTTAATAATACGGTAGCTGTACTAATTGCACCGGATTTTTCAAACCCGCGTTTTTCAAAAAAACCTACAACAGCATCTACTTCGTTTGAAGGAAATGCTAATTTTTCTGTAAAATAACTATTAAAAAATTTAGTTACTTTTGTTTCGCTATTTTGTGAAGTATTGTTAGGTAAACTATTACTCATTTTAAGTTCCTGTTACTTGTCTTTCTAATGCGGCCATTTCATTAGGGTTAGATCTTTGTGCATCATAATTTGCTTTTCCTTGTGCAACACTTCCGCCTGTTTGTGCTTGATAGTTTTTAATTGATTGTTTTTGCATTGCACTATCTAGTGCTGCTGGATTGTTTCTTAATGCTTTTGCACCTGATGTTACAGCGGCTAATACTCCAACACCTGCTGCTGCGAGTAGTAAATCTTTAGATCCACCTTTACCGCCATTTTTTGGAAATAATGTTTGTGCAACTCCACTTACATTTGTGCCTGTTGCAGCCCCTAATGCTCCTGTAAGAATATTAAATCCCTCTTGACGTATTCCATCTTTACTTAAATTTCTTATTTTACCCATCCCGCTTGCACCCCTTACTACACCTAATCATGGATTTTCGTATACATCTCCACTAGCAATAAAATCATACAAACTAAATGCACCATCTATAGCACCAGCTAAGCCACCGCCGCCACCGCCTGCTAATGATAAAGGACTAGGAGTACGATCATAATGATCTTGTCCAAATCCTGCTGGATCTCCGTTTGCACCTATTTTAACAGCGCCGCTTTCATAGAATACAGCTTCATATGCTACTTCAATTTTATTTTCTAGTACACCCGCACCGTCTGCGTTACTTAAATTATCATGCGACCATTGTGTTATAATTGGATTTACTAGCGTGAAAGTAACATACTCGCCTCTAGCCATAGTGCTTATATGTATTGCTTTAAAAAATGGAACACCTGGATTGTTTACATCCATACCATATTTGTAATTGTTTGCTATTACGTTTTCGTATGTGTTGTGTGGTTTAACACTATAGGCTCTGCCACCGTTTATACGTTGGTTACCGTCTGCAAAATAATATCTATAGTAGGCTTGCAAAAATGCTGTAGTTATACCTTGATTATCATCATGGAATGTAATGTTTACAGGATTATATTGTATTCCTGTTTGAACATTTTTAATTCTATTATATTTTTTCTTTTGTTCAACATTAGCCTGATAAGAAGGTAAATCAGCTGCTTTAACTAACATGCCAATTTCATTTAAAGGACCAGTGTCTAACAATTTAGGGATTAATGATTTACCCTCAGGTGTTACATCAAATTTAACATGATAATTAAACTTGCTACGTGGTGCAAGACGCATGTTATTATCTACAAATAACCTGGATGCGTGTTGCCAATCACCTAAATTACCTTTAGGAGATAATGCGCCTGATGCAATAGAATCTAATAATGCGTTAAACTTGTTTGCCATACTAATATTTATCCAGATAAATTAAGTGTGTATATAAAGAAAAAAGGGAGTGCAATGACTCCCTTTATAAAGACTAAATGTATTTTTTTATTATGCGCCGCCGCCAGTAACTGCTGTGTTAACTGTTCTACCTACGGCTGTTCCAATTCCTGTACCTTGTGGAGACTGGATTGCGTTATCATAACGTATGTTTAATGCTATGCTAACTGGGTCAGTTGAATTTGAATATGCTAACTGGTTATAGTTTGCACTTTCTACATAACAACCATATAATTCAAATGTTTCAAGTACTGTTGGAACGTTTGCTCCATTACCACCATCTAAGATTTCAATACGTGTTACGAATTTGTAATCTTGTCCTGATACTGCACTTGACTGTTCAAAAAAGTCAAATTGTTTCTGAAGTTGTTCACCAACTAATTTTTGTACGTTGTTGTTTACATCTTCACGCAAGTTAAGTGTGATTGGTTCCCAAGTATGTTTACCTGCTAGGTATACTCTTGAGTTGTAAACATCTAGTGTCATTTGTTCAAAACTTACGTTTGGACGAGCTACGTCAATAACTTGTTTTGTAAGTTCTGTTGTTGGTGTACTAACGCCAAAGTTTTCCAAACTCACTCTAAAGCGATATTGTAACTTGGGCATTAATAGTCCCTGGTTACTAGCCGAATCTCCGCTAGCTAGTGGGACTGTAATTTTTGATAGTGTTGAAATTGCCATTTAGTCTGCTCCTGTTATATATATTTATCAGATTATAGTCCTGATATTTCTCCAGTGTTTTTAAGTCTTAGTGGTATGTAGATAAACTCTACTGCCTTCACAGGTTCAATAGCAATATCTAAATAAAGCTCATTTTTATCAATCCTGCTCGGAGTATTGTTTGACTCATCACAAACTACTAGGTAATCATACAATCCACGTTGTCCAACTAATTCAAGTAGTAAACTTTCTGCTTGTTGTTTGATCTCGTCACGTGTAATTTTATCATTAGGTTCAAAGATATATGGTTTAGCAAGTGTGTTTAGCTGACTACGTAAGTAGATAACCAAACGTGCTACATTTATTCTGTCTAATGCACTTGCGCCTCTTGAACGTGTTTTCTGTCCAAAGTTTACAAGTCCTGCACCTGTAATGAATGTAATAGGATTAACTGCATTTGAATACAATGTATCTCTCTGACCTTCATTTAGTGCTACAGCTACAAATTCGCCTTCGCTATTTACATATCCTGTTGAGCTTGCGTTAGTGATTCCGCCACGTCTTGTACCTGCTGGTGCAAACCATGGAAATGATACTTGATCACTTAATGCAATAGTTCTTAGCATCATGTGTGAAGCTGGAACTACAACATTGTTTCCAAAGTTATCACTTGCAAATCCTGCTGGATAAAATACACCTAAGTATTCATCTCTGCTTACAAGTCCGTTATCATTATCTTCTACCGCTGTGTTAACGTTTGTTGCCCAATCATTTAGTGATGTTGCATCTGGTGTTAGTCTGAACGGTGAATCACCTACGATAAATGCTGTTAAGCCTCTATCAAAGTTAAGTGAAATCATTTCTCCAATTAGTTCTGGATAACCTGGTGTTGCCATTAAGTTAAACAATCTTGATTCATCATCTCTGATATCATCATTTGAATTAACTACAGCTTGTAATGCTTGGACTACAACTTTACGCTGTGCTTTACGTCCATAGCTACCTGAGCCAGCTGCTTGGTTGCCTGATTCAGTAACCCATCTATGTGGATAATAGTTTTCCATTGGCTCATCAGCCATTCTTTTATTTTCACTAGTTGTGTCAATGTAATTACGCTCGAAACGTTTTACGTTAAATCCAGAACGTCTTAGGTTCCATAACAACATACCTTTTGGATATAATGCTGGATCTGGAGCATCTGGGTCTAAGT